CCAAGGTGAAGGAAGGGCGCAAGCTCGCCCGCAAGGTGGAGCATCTGTGGTTCGATTTGCCGATGTCGGTACTCGAAGGCAGTGAGTTCGACCGGCTCAAGGACTTGACGGATTGGGCGGACTCGGCCCAGACGCTGGAGAATATCCGCCACGAGGCGGCGCGGCTGTCCTCAGCACTGTCCACGCGAGAGCCGCACGCCGATGAGGAGACGGAAGACGACCGCAAGGAGGCGATTGGCGTCTTGCGGGAGATGGGCACGACGGCGGGGCGAGCGGCGCGGGTGATGCGCGAAGCGGAGGACATGAAGCCAGCGAGCAAGAAGAAATCTCACGAGCCGAAGCCGGAAGAACCCGAAGAGGACGACCACGGCGGCGTGATTCCCGAAGCGAAGGACCGGGCGAAGGCGGTGGACCTCATCACGCTGCCCGACGACGTGAAGGGCACGAATTGCGGACTGTGCGTGTGGATCGACGAGGACGGCGACTATTGCACGAACCCGAAAGTGGACATGCCGGTCAATGAGAGGATGTGCTGTAATTTGTGGCAGCGGCACGGCACGCTACGGGAATATGAGAAGAAAGCAGCCGAGCCGAAGGTAAAGAGTTGGGAGGAGAGCAAGCAACCATGATACCCGACATCCGCAGTCTCCCCGGCGACTCTTCCGCCGTTGCCGTTCTCTGCTCCCTCGCCGAGTACTACGGCTGCGACCTCCACGGCGGTGGGGCGTTCGAGCGCCTGGTTGAGAAAGCCATGCGCCGCGACGTTTACACCGACGAGGTGACGGCGGCTGCCGTGGACCTGGGTCTGCCGGTGGCGCACGCGGGAGCGCTGGACTTGACGCAGCTCAAGAGCGCCGTAAGTGCGGGCAAGCCGGTCATGTGCGTGACGAAGGGGATGGAGTACGTCGCGGTCACAGGTGCGGACGGCGCAGCGCTGACGGTACAGCATCCCCTACACGGCCGGCTGTCCGTGCCGCAAGTGGACTGGCTGCAATTGTGGGGCGGCGGCGGCCTGATCCTCGACGGCCCGCGCCGCGAGAAAGCCCAGCACGGCGGCAGAGGGGGCGGCATGGCTGCCGACAGGTTCCGCGACCAACATCCAATGCCGGTTGGCTCCCAGGTGACGGCACGCGAAGCCATCAACCACTACGACGCCAACACCGGCAAATGGACGTTTGAGGCGGCAGCGGGCGACAAGTTCGAGGTTCTGGGCCACACGGCAACCGGCGTCAAGGTGAGGAACAAGGCCGGGCAGGAGGCAGAAATTCCCCGGCACAAGTTGCGCGGCAAGACAACCGGCAGAGGCCACAAAGTTCCGGGGCCGGAAGGGATGGAGAAATTGCGGGCAGAGGAGCAGGAACGCCGCGCGCGGGAAGAGGCACCGCAGGAAGAGGAGCACGAGGAACACGGCGGGCATCTGACCACGGGACATCCGAAGAAACCGGGCTGGCACAGCGGCGGATCGTGCCGGCAGGGTCAGCGCGCCGACTTGACGCACTGTCAGCCGAAGGGATGACATGAAGCCACTCTATCGCCCACCCGCCATCTATGCCGTTACGCAGGAGCGCCGCCAGCGTGACGCACTCCGGGACGCTGAGCGCGCCGCCCGCGACCAAGAGAAAAAAATCAAAGACGCCATCAACCAGCACGGCGACCGGATGAGCGAGGAAGGGCGGGGACTGCTGACGGGTATTGCGGAGTCGCTGAAGAAGATTGCGGGGGCCGTGCGACGCTGATTTGCCTTCTCTCGCCATCTCTCCACACAATCGCGTGCATGAGCATCGTCGCACGCGAGCCTGTCATCCACAAGCGATTCGGGAGCGTCTTTTCCCCGCCCTCTGGCTATCGCTCCGCCGCGTCCGGCCCGGAAGTCACCGCCGAAGAAATCCTTGCTGGCGGCATCCGCGAAGATGACTGGTCCTTTCCTGTTCTCCTGACAACCCCCAATCCCGACCGCGTTCAAGACGAGGTTGTGCCGGAAGGCTGCGATTACACGAACTATGCCAGCGCGCCGATCGTCTACTTTGACCACCAGGCTATCAAGACGCCGATCGGCAAGATGCGCAGCCCGCACGACGGTCGGCTGTACTTCGCCATCGAGCCGGGTAGGGGAATCCTCGGTCGCATCTGGATTGCCAAGCGCCTGAAGGACATCGAGACTTCCGATCACGCCCGCATCTGCCGCGATATGTGGTGGATGGTCAAGGACGGCCTGCTCAACGGAATCAGCGTCGGATTCGACCCGCGAGGCCGACCGCAACCCCTACGCGGCGGCGGCACGCGATATGACGAATGGGAACTCCTCGAGGTCAGCTTGGTTGGCATCCCGGCAAACGGTGAGTGCCGCGTGATTCGGGAGTTTCTGGGCGACAAGTCGCGGGCGAAGAAACTGCATCCGGTTGTTCTCAAGAGTCTGACGACGTGGGCTGAGCCGCTGCCGGTCTGGTCGCCGGGCGGATTCACAGGAGTTGCCATGATCGAGAAGGGCGGCAGCAAGCCGGGACATTTGGATGATGCCAGCGAAGAGGAACGACGGGCGGCTTTCGCTCACATGGCAGCGAGCAAGAAGGAAGGGAAGAAAGAGGGCGAGGGACACACAGAGGCGAAGAAGGAAGGCGGCAAGGCGGGGGAACATCTCCGCACTGTCCGGGAAGCAAACAGCAAGCTCCACGATGCCAAGCGGAGACTTGATTCCGCCCGCGAATCGCTTCAAAGATTCAAGTATGAGGCTAACCGGGAGTTCAACAAGAAGATTAGCGGCAAGAGCGAAGAGGAGGCGGAAAAAGTTCGGGCACGCATGGATAGGCTGCGCCGACCACGATTCGAGAAATTGAAGAAAGAAGTCGCCGACGCGGAAAAAGTACACGAGGAAGCACAGAAAGCCCATGAAAAGCTTACGAAGCAGCGGAGTAAATCCATGTCCTCGCGCGAACACGAATCCGCCGCCAAGCGCGAGCGCCCGCACGAGTTCTCCGCCGAAGGACGCCGCGAAGAAGCCAAGACCGGCGTTGCCGAAAAGAACGGCTCTTTCCCCATCGAGAACGCGGAAGACCTGCACAACGCGCTGCGTGCCATCGGTCGCTCGAAAGACCCGGAGGCAACGCGGCGGCATATCAGCGCGCGGGCGCACGAGCTGGGGCTGGAAGACGAACTCCCCGAAGATTGGCACGAACGAGGCAGAGCAAGCAAAACGGAGCATAAGTCCATGAGCGAATCATCCGGCAGCGACGGCGGCTATCTGACCACCGACGGCGAGAAGCACGACGACCACCATGCCGAAATCAAATCCGCCATTCACGATCGCATGGAAGACCACTCCGACGGCGATCACGGCGGCGAGCACGAGGCGCACTACCACGCCGAAACCGGCGACGTTCACCACGTTCACGGCGAAGAGGCGTCTGAGGAGCACGTCAAGGGCGTCCACGCGGACTTGACTGAAGTGCCGGGCGTCTCGCGCGTGACGCACGGCACGGAGCGCCCCGAACCCGAAACCGGCTGGGAGTTGGTCTATCCCGGCGAGAAGATTCGGGAAGGCGGCGAGAAGGAGAAGTGCCTGGGCGTGAAGGATGCTTCGGAAGATGGGCGGCTGATTCGCCGTCAGAAAGCGATTACGGCCCGCGTCAAGCACGGCCAGCAGGTCATTGCGATTCTCAAGCGTGGCATCGTCACCTGGACGGTGCAGAAGTCCACCGAGGATTGCGTCAGCAACAAAATCAAGTACCTCCACGATAGCGGCGAAGCGGAGAAGAAGGGCTGGGGGGATAAGCAGGTCCAGGCCATCGCGTATTCGTACTGTGGCGAGAAGAAGGGCATCCTGCCGTTCAAGATGAAGGCGATGGACGATTACGAGACGAAGGAGAAGGACGGCGACGAGGATGAAGACGAGGACGACGATGCGACGCTCGGCATGGAGAAAATGCCGGAAGGTGCTGGCGAAGAGGAGACGCCGCGTCAGCCTACTTCGGTAACGCTGTTTGAGACGGCCATCGAGTACCTTGAAGACGCCATCGAGGGACTTGAGCCGGAACGTCGGGAGTTCGTGGAAGACATCATCGAACAAATCCGTGCCGAGATGCATGAGGTTCACCCGGAAGAGGGGGGCGGCCACAAAAAGACCGTCTCGCAGGAGGCGCAGGAGCGCGAGCCGGAGGAGAAAGAGGAAACCGACAAGGAATTGGCCCGCTACAAGTCGCGCCGCGCTCCGCGGACAAAGGGAGTTGCCGCCTCAGCTGTGCTGAAGCGGCTGCGGCGGTTCGCCGACGACCACGCCGAAATCATCCGCAAGACGGCCGACAATCTGCACGAGGTCGGTGATATGCACACGCTGAAGACCGACAAGGGAATGCACATCAAGGGTTACACCGAAGGCCATCACAAGGGAATGCGCAAGATGGCCCGCGCCCTGGACCGCCTGCACGGTGCCATCACCAAGGCGAGCGAGCCGGAAGAGGACGAGAAGCTGACGCACGAGGAACTGCGGGAAGGTGGCCGCAAGCAGGACGAAATCCCGGAGACGGAGCGTACCGAGTCGCGCGAACGCGATGAAGTCGAGGTCGAGAAGTCGCTGGATCGCGTGGACTGGTCGGCGCTCCTGCCCGACCTGCGGGCGCTGCATCTGCAAGCGACGGGGAAGACGGCGTGATTCGTCGCCTTTGGTGTTGGCTGTTCGGTTGTCGCGGCCAGTTTCCGCGACCTGGCGAGTGGTTCATCTGTTCTCGCTGCGGGCGTAGTTGGCATTTTCAGATTCCAGATTCGCCGCCGAAAAGTTATCGCCGCGTACCAGATTGGGAGTGAGCGTGAGCGACCAACTTTTTCAAGCCTGGCGTTGGCCGCAGGGGCAGACTCGCGCCACGTGGGAGCAAGTGCCGGGATTGGAGCCAGCCGGCCAGCACGCCTTGTTTGCCGCAGTCCAGCAACAGCTATGGAAGGTGTCGGAGGTTGAATACGAGTACCAGATTCTTCCCGTGGGGGAGCGGCCAGCTTTGCATCGGTCGTTCTCGCAGACGTTTAAGAAGCTGAGGCGATGATGGCGACGAATTACTCTGGAATGTCCGCCGAATATATCGCCTTGCTGAGTCTTATTTGCTGTGATTGCGGTTGGAATGGCAAGGGCCGGGAAGCAATCGTTGTTCAGGATGACGTGGTTCGGTGCCCGCGATGCAAGAAGCCAGTCGTGCGTGATGAAAAGAGTCAGACGTACAAAACGCGGAGGATGAAGCCTCAGTGAGTCCGCGCCGCCTCGACCAGAAAGGGCCATCGTTGGCCCGGCAATTTCTGCTAGGGCTGTGCGGCGATTTGCCACCGAAGGGAACGCTGGGGATGCTTCTGGACACGCGGCCTGATGATTTCGCGGCCAAGCTCGGCAGGTTTCTCGATGAACTGCTCGCATCGAGGCGGAGGAAGAAAAAGACGTGCAAGCGCGGAATTTGACTGATACTCCCGGCCGCGACGGTGCCGGCAAGAACAAGGTTCACGCTGCTGTTGACCACGCGCTTGATCCCGCAATTTGCCGAAAAATGACCGGCGAGATTAACCTTACCGTCGTCTTACACGAAGGCGGCGTTCGCGCCGTGAAGATCGGGACTGAGGAATTTTACAAGCATCCAGCCTGAGCCGTCATGGCAAGCCGGCTCAACCCGACGGACTTTTTAGCCTCTCCTCTGGACTCGGCTGAAACCCGTGCGGCAAGCAACACAGCTTCCGCGCGGGTTTCCTTTTGCCGAACAGAGAGACACACTCATGGCAACCGCCGCCGCCCCCAACAAAGAAACCCAGGAAGCGAAAGAACTCCTGAAGGGTCTTCTCGACCTGGCTCGCACGCCCGCCTCGAAGGCCGGCGTTTCTCCGCAGGAATACCTGCAAGGCGTCGTCTCGAAGTCCCACGGCGGCGCGATGTTCAACCCGCTGGGGCATGTCCCCCATCGCGCCGGCTACCGCCGCAAGTCGATGCTCGGCGAAGTCGAGCGCCTCGACGGCAAGCGAGGTTCCTTCGGCGAATGGCTCACCGCCTACCACAACTTCAGCGATCCCCGCGCCAACGTCGAACAGCATCGCGGCAGCTACGAAGTGCTGAAAAGTTACGGCACGGAGCGCGCCACCGATCAGACTATCGGCAACGACACCTACGTTCGCAAGACGGCCCTTGCCGAATCGTCCGGCATCACCGGCGGCTACACCGTCCTTCCCACGATGTTCTCAGAGCAGCTTTTCGCACTCGCCATCGAGGAAGCGATCGTTGAACCGCGTGCTCGCAAGCAACCGCTCACCACCCGTCAATGCACGATTCCCGCGCTCGATCAGGTCAACGAGACGTTCACCGCTGTTGCTGGTCAGTCCAACTTGCTCGCCGGCCTGGTGATGACGTGGGTGTCGGAAGCCGCGACCCGCAAGGAGAGCGAGCCGCTGTTCCGCAACGTGGTCGGGACCGCCTGGGAAGGCAGCTTCTACGCTCTCGCCTCCAATACGCTGCTCGCTGACAACGCCGTGGGGTTGGATAACTACCTGACGCAGCTTTTCGGTCGTGCGGTGGGCTGGTATCTCGATTACGCCTACCTGCAAGGCACGGGCGTAGGTCAGCCGTTGGGTGTGCAGAACGCCAAGGCGGCGATCCAGGTAACGCGGCAGTCGGGTTCGGGTAACAAGGCGTTTCTCTACACCGACGCCTGCGCCATGATGGGCAAGATTTACTGGCCGATGCGCCAGGATAACCTCGTCTGGATCGTTCACCCGACCGTAATCCCCTGGTTGTTGAACATGACCGACCAGAGCGGCCTGAATACCTTCACTCCGTTCAACGGCCAGCAAGGAAGCATTGCTTTGGGTCGCTTGCTGTTCCAGCCGTTCAACGAAGGCGCGCAGGCACCCATTCCTGCCCCCGAAGGCGCGCAGTCCATCGGCAAGCTGCTCGGTCACAACGTCATGGTGTCGGAAAAGGTGCCGGCTCTGGGCAGCATCGGCGACGTGGGCCTCTACGACTTCGACATCTATTGCGTCTTCAAGCGCATGGACATCGAGATCGCGGTCAGCACTCAGGTCGCTTTCCTCCAGAACCAAACCGCATGGCGCGTGGTCGTGAGGGCAGACGGTCAGCCGCTCGTTGGCAACAACCTGACGTATGCGGATGCCGGTGCCAACAGCACGGCATCGCCATTCGTCCTCCTGAAGTAACTCGATTTTCCCCCATAGAGGAGAGTTGATTCGTGGCAGATAAAGTTCCGACCATCGCGCCGACCAGAGCACAGCAGCAACCCGCGCCGGATTCGCCCTTCTACACGAAGGACAACATGCCGGAAGGTTGCTCGCCATCGGTGCGGTGGCTGTTCAACAGGGGATGGAAATGCCTAGGCGAGCCATCCTGGGAAAAGTCTCTCTGGTATACGCCCGAAGCGCAGCCGGAAGAGACTTCCCACCGAGAGCCGAAGAAAGGCCGCATTTGGCGGCAAAAGGGCAAGAAAGACCAGATGGGGCATCCCGTTGCGGAGCTGAACGAGGAAGTCTTGATGCAACAGGACGGCTCGCCCCTGGGCATCCTCAATGTGCCTTGCGAGCAATTGGTGGTCACGCCGGCAGCCCAGCCCATGACGTTCGCGCAGGCGTTTCAGGCGCAGCAAAGCCGCGAGGAGCGTGATCGTCGCCTTGTCCTTCAGAAACAGCCGTAATCCGCATGAGGTAACGATGGTTGCCGCCGCCGCAATCGGTCGAGTCCACAACGCCCTCGATTCCTTCCAGGAGTCGAGGGAGGGGGCGCGCCGTTTCCATCGCCGCGACATCGGGGATGTCGATGTCAACCACTGCTTTGCGGACTTCTTGGCGCGCGTGCGGATGGACGACCGCCGCGGCATCGAAAAGGCGTACTGGTCGAAGGTGACGAAGGGCGCGATGAACGAGGCGTCCGGCACGGCAGGCGGCTACACCGTGCCGCCGGATTTGTCGGTCGGCCTCATGCGTGACATCTCTACCGGATCGCTCTGGCGTCGCTTCGGCGCGCTGACGATCCCGATGAAGACGCAAACGACCGTCGTGCCGATGCCGGACGTGTCCACGGTGCAAGCAGTGGGGACGGCTCCCTACTTCGGCGGCTTCCTCATGCAGTGGCAGGTGGAAGCGTCGAAGGCTTCCGGCGAGAACTTCAGCCAGACCGCCCCGGGGTTCCGCAACGTCGAGTTGAACGCCTGGCTGCTCGGCGGCTACGTCTACGCGAGTAATCCGTTCCTCCAGGATGCGGTCGGCGTCGAGGAATGGCTGACGAACCTGTTCGCCAACGGTGCAGCCTGGTATCAGGATTTGGCATTCTTCCAAGGAACGGGCACCGGACAGCCGCAGGGCGTGACTAATAGCGCCGGTGCCGTGTCCGCCTCGCGCGCCGGCTCCAACGCTATCGCCGTGGCTGACGCACAAGGAATGATTGACAATCTGCTGCCATCCGCGTTCGAGTCTGGCGCGGTCTGGTTCTGCCATCCGACCGCGTTGCCTCAGATCACGAACTTTACGGGCTGGTTCCCCAATGGGCCGCTTGTTCTGTACGGCTTGCCGTTGGTCCCAACGGGCAAGTGCGCCAAGCTTGGCGGTACGGGCGATCTGATTCTTGCTGCCCCCTCGCTGTACGTCATCGGCGACAGGATGCAATACGAGGTCGCGTTGGCGACGGAGGAGCCGGGCAGCTACTACAACAACCAGTCCGCTTTCCGCATCACGAGCCGGGTTGACGGTCAACCCGCTGTAGCAGCGCCGATCACTCTAAGCAACGGCTCGTCAACCGTGAGTCCGTTTGTGGTTTTGCATTCCTAACCGGCGACAAGCGTTCGCCTAGTCAATCGAGGATACCATGTCATTTCAAGAGCAACTGACGCAAGCGCTTTCGCCGCAGGATTTCCTGTTCACCCAGACGGTGAACAACACGACCGTTTCGACCAGCCCCGGCATCGACATGTCGAAGTTCCACCGGGCGATCTGGTACATCGAGATGACCGGATCAGTGGCGAATGCCGCGATTCTGTCGGCCATTCAGCCGCAGTCGTCGCAAAACAGCAACTTCGTCCCGTTCCACAACATGACGGGGTTCAGCGTCTCCAACGTCACGCTGAACAACAATGTCATCAGCGTTGAGGTTCGCGCCGATCAGGTGACGTACCAGAACCCCAACGACCGCTACGTTCGGCTGAACATGACGGGCAGCACGCAAGCGTTGACGGCAACGGTCATCGGACTGGGCGGCATCAGCCCGCAAAGTCCGGGCAACCAGTACACGAACTCCTCGATCGTTGTCCAGCAGGTTGTCTGCACGACCTGATTCGAAGCATGGCTCCTCGCAGTCGTGCGGGACCGCGTACCACGGGCATGTACGCGGTCCCCCTTTTTTGCTATCATCTCCGCATGTCCCCCGAAGAAGCCTTTCTTGTCTCCATCATCGAACATCCCGAAGACGATACACCGCGCCTTGTGTTCGCCGACTGGCTGGAGGAACACGATCAGGCAGAGCGGGCGGAGTTTATCCGTGTGCAGTGCCAATTGCCGAAGACGCCGCGCGATCCGGCCAAGCACATCGAGCTAGACACGAAAACAGGAAGGTGGGTGAGAGTCGAGGCGAATTGCAGCAAATGCCGGCACTGCCTGCTGCGCCGCCGCGAGAAGGAAATGCTGGTGCGTGAATGGGAATGGGATTACGACAGCCTCAACCATTTCTGCGGTGATCTGGGGACAAACTTCATCGCCGATCTGGTCCGGCATCGCGGCTTCATCGCCGAAATCACCCTGACCTGTGCGGACTGGCTTCAGCACCGCGACCGGCTCTTGAAGGCGGCACCGCTGGAGAAAGTGACGCTGACAGGGGCAGGGTCAGGCGGCATCCTTGCGCCTGGTGGGACTATCACCTTGCGCAGAGGCCAAACGTGGCACGTTGGCTGGTTTGACGAAGACGGTCCACATCAAGCCGATCTTTCCTTCCCGGATGTTTCCATTTCTGCTGAACCAAGGAGGGACCGATGCGGAAACGCGATGAGGTGTCTGGCCCCAACAACTGCCTGAACCGGGCGGCCGACGACGAATGGACCTTCGTGCTCCTGGGCCGCGACCTGGCGGCCCCGGCGACGGTGCGCTTCTGGATCGAGGAGCGCATCCGGCTGGGGAAAAACCAGCGCGAAGATCCGCAGATCAAGGAAGCGGAGCAGTGGATTGCCGCATGCGAGGACGTGGCCAAGGTGTCCAGCGAATCCCAGCCCATAGAACACTTAAGTCATTGATTAGTGAGGACTTAGCGGTGGCCATTGCCAACGGAGTTGTCACCTCTGTCTGATTTGCTCCCTCTCGCTCTCTTCTTTTATTCTCTCCCACACACTTTTGCCCGGTTCGATTAGTTCGTTTTGGGAGAGAACAACTCGATGCCCGTTTCCGCGCCGGCCCGCGTTTATTTGGCACTGCCAAACTATGGCGAGTTTCACGCCCTTTTGCTTCATCCGCTCTTGCAGCCCGTCCGCCACGACAGCGGCACAGCGGTCAACCTCTATCCCGTCGGCTCGTCAGCGCTGACCTTCAACTTCAACCTCAAATGGACGGAGGCGCTCAATCGCCGCGAGACGGACGGCATCACCCATTTCGCCATGCTCCACGCCGACGTTTCTCCCGCCGTTGGCTGGATCGATACGCTGCTCGACGAACTGCGCCAGCACAACGCCAGCGTTGTTTCCGCCGTCATTCCCCTGAAGGACTTGCGCGGTGTCACGTCAACGGCGATCGGCAAGGAAGTGGACTCGATCCACGTCGAGAAGCGTTTGACGGTGCGGCAAGCCCGGCGACTGCCGAAGACGTTCACGGCGGCAGACTGCGGTTATCCGAATTTGCCGCTGCTCATCAACACGGGCTGCTGGATCGCGGACATCCGGCAGCCGTGGGCGGACAACTTCCCCGGCTTCGACATCATCAACGGGATCGTGTTCGACAAGGGCGAGTATTCGGCGCGGTTCTACCCGGAGGATTGGTTTTTCGGAAATTGGCTGTTCAAGAACGGCGTCAAGACGATGGCAACGACGGCGGTGCCGTTGTCGCACGTCGGGATGGCACAGTACCGGAATGATCTGGATTGGGGCGAGGAGGAAGACCCCACGGACAAGGAGCCGCCGCCGATGGAGATTGGGCGAAAGCCGGAACCGCTCAGCACTTCGCCGGGGTGGAAGAAAGAGCCGACCCGCGAAATCGTCGCCGTGCGCTACGCCGAAGACCTCGGCTGGGTTCACGGCTGGCTCGATGACATAGTGGTCAAGCACGGCCCGAACCTGACCTATCGCATCTACGACAAGGGACCGCAGGGTGACACGCCGAACATCGGCAACCTCGATTGGACGTACTTGCACCACATCGTCAACCGCTGGGACAGCCTGGCAGACTGGACGGTATTCACGCAGGCAGATCCGTTCCCGCACATGAACACTACCTTTGATGCCCTTCTGCAACCAGCCAGCGGCGCGGCCTTTCCGCATAAAGTGAAGTGCCGCGAGTGGGGCGACGCAGGCGGCCGGCTTGCCTGGGTCAAGTTCCCCGATTACTGGAAACGGCAGTACGAGAACGGCACCATCCACCCGGCGAAGTTGAGCCTACGCGACTGGTTCAAGGAGTTCATCGGCGTGGACATCGAAAAACTCGGTGCGCTGGAGTACCATCCGGGCGCGATTTTCGGCGTCTCGCGTGATACAATCCAGCGTCGCCCACGGGAGTTCTACGGGCGGCTGCTTGCCAACCTCGGCGAAGGCGGACACCGTGCCCCAGAGGAGGCGCATTATTGTGAGCGCGCATGGCCTTACATCTTCGCGGGATGAGATCGCTAGTGAATTCCCGGTACTGGCAACCGCGCACGTGGCCTGGAAGGACATCGGCTATTACTGCGCGGTCGAAGTACATGAGCACTGGCTGGAGGTAAAAGTCTACCAGTTCTATCTCTGGCGTGAGTACGATGAGCCTGAGTGGGACGGAGAATCGCCGCTTGTTCCGGGTGAAGCGCCGTCTGGTCACGCCTTCGACCGGGAGGACGCGAAATCCACGCCCTGTCCGGTTAAGAGGGTCAGCGAAGCGGAATTGTTCCTCTCCGGCAGCGTCAAGTGGGATGGCTGTTCAAATCTCCGGTTTGACCACCAGGACAACGTGATGTTGCACTTCTGCGGACGAAAAGAAGCAACGAGCATCGGCGTTTTGCTGGGGCGGCTGTACGACCTGGCGGCGGCGATGGTGCCGGCGTTTGACGAGTCATTGGCTGAGTAGAAAACAAAAATGAACCATATCACGCTCGTTTCCGTCGTTACGGAGAACTACCTGGAGAGGGCGCGGCCGTTCCTCGAATCGCTGCGCCGGCTGTCGGGTGTAGATCGCTTCTGTGTCTGCCAGGGATTCAAGCCGCAGATGGCGTTTCAGATCGACTGCAACCACGTTGATTTCATTGCCACGCCGATGCACTGGACAAGCGATAAAGGCATCTGGCAGCACGGCCGATGGCTCGACGCCTTGCCCGGGGTGCGCGACGACCAACTCTACATTCTTACCGACGCCGATATTACCGTTCAGCGCGATTTTACTGAGGCGGAACGGGTGCGGCTAACGGATTACGACCTGGAGACGTTCGGTGCCGCCTGGGACTGCGGCGAGAACGACGACCTCTTCCAGATGGCCGCGAAGATGGGGATGACGGAAGGCGGCGACCTCTTCCCGATGCCGTGGACCTCGATCCCCGGTTACAATACGGGCGTCCTGGCGATGCGCGGGCGGGCGTGGAAGCGGCTGCGGGATCTTTTCGAGTGCCGGGCGGAAGGATTCTGGAAGGTGAACCCGCATCGGAGCCGCTGTCAGTGGTTAATGTGCTGGTGCCTGCATCGGCTGGGGTTGAGGGCGGACATCCTGCCGGGGTCGATTCATGCCCATGCCCACCACGGCATCCCCAAGGGGGCGACGGTTGACAATGGGGTTCTTCGGCACAACGGCGAAACGGTTCTCTTTCGACACGCGATATGATTTCAGCAGACTTCGTTATCGTAGGTTCGGGTCTTACTGGCTCGACCATCGCCCGCACGCTGGCCGACGCCGGCCGCGAAGTGCTGGTCCTCGAGCGCCGCGATCACCTGGGAGGCAATGTCCATGACCACGTTCACGAGCCTAGCGGTATCCGAATCCACACCTACGGACCACATTTTTTCCGTACTAGCTCTGAACGTATATGGGATTTCGCCTGTCGTTTCGGTGAATTCCATCCCTATATGCACCGCATTTTATCCGCAATCGACGGCGAACTCGTCCCGTGGCCTCCTCAACGAGCCTGGATCGAGCGACTCTGCGGCAAGGACTGGCATCCCGGCTTCTTCGGCCAGCCCCGAAACTTCGAGGAAGCCTGCCTCTCCATGATGCCGCCGATCGTGTACTCCAAGATGGTAGAGCCTTACAACGTCAAGCAGTGGGGCAAGCCGTGCGTCGAACTGTCCGCCTCGCTGTGCAAGCGCTTCGACCTCCGCGACGGCGACGACCGGCTGACGCCCCACGCCAAGTATCAGGGCATCCCCAAAGACGGCTACGCGGCGTGGATGGCGAACATGCTCAAGGGCATTGACGTGCGGACGGGGTTCGATTACCTCCAGCGACGGGAAGAAGTGCAGGCGCGGCGGCATCTGGTGTTCACGGGACCGATAGACGAATTCTTCGGCTTCAAGCTGGGGAAGTTGGAGTACAGGGCACAGCAGCGACAGCACGTCAACATGCCCAACGAGGAATTCGGTCTGGCGGCAGCTCAGGTGAATATCCCCTTCTGCAAGGACTGCCCTCACATCCGCACGATCGAATGGAAGCGATTCATGCCGAACGCGCCGAAAATGGGAACCGTGTTGACGAGGGAGACGCCCTATTCACCGGAGAATCCAGACCGCTACGAATACCCATTCCCCGATGACCGCAACGCGCGCCTGTACGCGGAATATCGCGCCTGGGCGCGGGCATGGCCGAACGTGACCTTCGCTGGAAGGCTGGGCCGGAACGTCTACTTGGACATGGACGGCGCGATAGGGGCAGCGCTTCGATTGGCCGATGAACTGCTCTCGCGGTCATGGAATCGCGCTACGTAACACTGCGCACCGTGCCGCCTCGCCACGCAACGTTTTGCCTTGTCCGCCTCCTCTTCGCGAAAATGCTTCGGCAATCGCGGAGAGGAGGCGGATCATTCTATCCACCTTGGCCATGTTGAAGACCAGCGTTGGCATCCTTCTCAGCGATGTCACGCAGGATGACCGGCTCAGCTTGTTTTTGTTTGCGAGCGACGCCGCGATCAAGAAGTACGTCAAACGCAACCTCGAATTATCCATCGTCACCGAATATCCGTACCGTCTCGGCGGTGAGGCCATCGTCCTTGAACAAACGCCGGTTCAATCTTATCGTGTCGTCGGCAGTATCAGCAGCGGCAGCGCGCAGATAACCAACTTGGTTTCAACGACGAACCTTCTCGTCGGCATGACGGCAATTGTCGCCTCGAACTCGAATCAGACCGTGCAGCCGTTCCCCAACGCCGCGACGATTATCTCTGTCGATTCTACGACCCAAGTCACCATGAGCGCTGCGGCGACGGCGAACGTGCCCAGCGTGCCCATCAACTTCGGCTGCTCGGTCTGGTACGACCCCAACGGCGGCTACGGCGACGGTCCTGGCACGAACCCAGGCGGTCCCTACGCGGCACCGTCGCTGCTTCTGCCCGGCATCGACTACAGCCTCCAGCGCGACTCTGCCGACGGCATGACGAGCAATTCGGGCAAGCTGATCCGGCTCGCCAGCGTCTTTGCCTTCCTGGGCATGGGCGGTGCCTGGAACCCCTACGGCTCGACCTGGGGCGGCTTGAATGAGCGGGCAACGCTGTCAGCTCCCCTGAAGCCGTTGTGGCCGAACTGGCCTCCGGGGTCGATTCGCGTCATGTACGCGGCGGGGTATACGAGCATTCCGCAGGACTTGACGACGGCGTGCAACGGCCTGGCAACGTGGATGTGGAGGAATGCCGTCAGCGGGTTGATTCAGATGTCACGCAGCAGCTTCAACGGCTACTCGGCGTCCATTATACAGGCGATGGATTGGCTCAAGGCGGAAGGCGAGTTGGGCGGGGTGCGGGCGATTCTGAGCCATTATCGGAAGGTGGCGATCTGATGTTCTACCCCGAAACCATCGCCATCGACCTGTGGAACATGGCCCTGGAGATGAACGCCCAGACGGCCGTGTATGGCGTGCGCACGGCCGCCACCACTCCCGGCGCGGTCGATACGTTCACGACCTACAACTTGCTGCGTCTCTGCTACCGAGAACTGACGCTGGACGAGCTGCAATTCATGCAAGCCAACGTCAACGACGTTTGGCGCGTGTGGACGATCCTCCAGTACGACCTCAGCTATGCCGGCGCACCGACGCCAGCAGTGACGTACACGCTGACGTTCACTGATGGCTCTGTGTGGACGATTGAGCGGAAGGTGTCCAAGGCGATGAATCAGGCTTTCGAGTGCTACTGCCGACAGGAACCGCTGGGGAACTGATGCCCGCCACAAGCCAATACCTGACGATCATCAATCAAGCCGTTACGGACCTGCAAGACCTGGGGCTGACGTTCCAGTATCCAACCGGACTTGCCGCCGTGCCGATTCAGGCAATGAAGTACGCCGAATGGCTCAAGGGCGTTTCGGCACACATCCTGCCCATGATCCTCGTCGCCATCGACGATCGCCCCGACGAAGTGACGCCGTGGAGCACAGAGAACGAAGTCCTCGCCAAGTACAGTGTCGCCTTCATCCTCGTTGGGGCGGGCAACCGCGACAAGACGGCGAATATGGATGTGTGGCTGTCCTTCCGCGAGCAGGAGCGGCGGCTTTTCCAGTGGGGACTTCAGCCGACGATTCAGAGTTGCCTGTTCTCGGAATATCAGGGTGATCCGCCGATTATGCGGGACGCGGCACTCAAGAATTACGACGTTTCGGGCTTTGCCTGGAAGTTCTGGAATGTGGAGCAGCGGACGAACTGATGCAGCCTCTCATCCAGATTCGCGGCACGAGCGAAGACAGCGCCACGATGGACATGAAGGATGTCCGCGATCTGGCGCACGTCCGCCGCATTCTGATCCAGGCGCTGCTCTCCGTGGAGGGCGAGGGCGTCACGCAATACCCCGTACCGCGGGTGAAGCTGGAGTTGCTCCGCAGCTATCTCGTCAGCGTCGGCATGGTGGACAAGGGCAAGGCACGCCGGCTTCTGTGCATGGCTCTCCTTCAACTGGAGGACGAGGACGACGCCCAGCGTTTTGTGATGCCGCACCCATGTTTGCCCGTTATCTCGCCCTAAAGGTAGAGTGTTTTGCGATGCAGACGCGCATAACGATCCTGTTTGAAGACACGACCGGCGAGGTCACGCTGCAAGCGGAAAACCTTCCCGATGGGCAGGCGGCGCTCTTCCGCGTGGGGCGCGCGCTCTCCACGGCACTCTGTACCGTTCACGACCAACTGGAAGAAAAGCGGCTTGTCATCGCCAAGCAGTTCAAGCCGTCATTGAGGGGATAATCACCGATGTCCACAACGCTTTCGTTCGGGCCGGTCAGTATCGCTTGGCCGTGGAATTATCAACTGGTGGCAGTGCCGAACAACACGACCAGCCCCGGCCCGTTCAGCTACGCGGGTTCGCAGTTGATGAACGGCACGGGGGCCGGCCAAGCCGACATTCTCTACACCAACCAGCTTTCACTCGCTGCCAGCGGCACCACGACGCTCAACCTGTCCTCGCTGACTACGCAGCTTGGAACGAGTGTCAGCATGGCCCGCATCAAGTCGTTCTATTGGGAGAACAGCAACAGTGCGACTTCCACCGGTGTGGCCTTCGGCGGAGCCGGTTCGACCCCCTTCACCGGCGGCTACTTCAACGCGGGCACGGACACACTGACACTTCGCAACGGCGTGGCTCAGGTGGTGGGCGTGTGTGCAGATGCCACGGCTTACGCCGTCAGCACCGGGGTCAATCTGCTTATCACCAACAGCGACAGTGTGAACGCGGCGAAAGTGAACGTGGGGCTGGTGGGTTGCTCGGCCTGATTTCTCGGAGCTGGAACAGAGACGGGAGACAACGCCATGGCTCAATACCAAGCGGGTTTTAATATGAAGGGCCGCATCAACTCGACAGCGTGGGCTTTCGCCACCTGCCAGTGGCGCGACACCGCCGACGACCTCGACGTAACGAACACTGAGAACATTCCCGGCAATCCCGCCTTGCCGGGCAACGTCGGCATCGGCGCGCGGGCCGTCATCACCGGCATTCAGCACCTTGAGGCGACGATTCGTTCCGCGACGTTCGACGTGCTTTCCAACATCTTCGCGGCACCGTTCGGCCTCAACCCCAGCACCTACATCGATCTGCGGGTGTTTATGAACGGGACGGCGGGCGTGTCGATTCAGTCGCCCTCGTTCTTCATCCGCGAAGCCTCGATTGATGGCGATGTGAACCGGCTGGAGCCGGTTTCGTTTATGGGCACGTCCGACGGATTCTATTCCATCCCAGCAACGTAAGGAGGTGCGCTATGACCTGCGACGCTCCCCGCAAGCCCTGATCGTTGTTTGCTGTCTCCCACACCTCCGGGTTATCGTCCCCGCCCGGAGGTGTTTTTTGTTCCTGCTCTGAGGTTTCCATGTCCGATGCAGCCGTCTTGGGCATCCCCCGCGATTTCGTGTTTCGAGGCCAGACGTACAAGGTTTCAATTCGGGATTTCTTTACGGAATTGGCGTTCGCCGATTGGGTGGGTGCCGAGGCGGGCTTGTTCCTGGGGCGGATGCGTGCCCGCTGGCCCGCGATCATCTATCAGGAGCAATCGAAGATTCTCAACGGCAAGCTGGCCAGCAAGGGATTCTCTTGGGGCGCAGAGGACGTGCATCAAGCCTATTGGTCTGACGCTGGCCGGCGTCAGATGCTTTTCCTGAAGATGCAGCGCGGGGCGGAACTGGAGGGCGGCGAGCCGTTGACGCGCGACCTGATCGACGAGATTGCCAAGGACGCCGCGAAGTGGTCGGAACTTGTGGACATTCTGTGGCAGCAGGACGAGCCGGATTTTTTCGCCGACTTGCAGAAGGAACGGGCGATGACGGCAGCGCCCCCCTCGGCGAACCCGTCGAACGCACCCCCGGACTCGACACCGAAAGCCTGATCGAGATTCTGTCGGGGCCACCGTACAACAAGCCGTTCGCGGAAGTCGGCCGGATGAACCGGCGACAGGTGTCCGTGCTGCTGCGGCACCGGGACCAGGGGGGCGAACTGGACTGGTCGCTCTTGAAGGCGGCGAACCGCGATCGGCAGAAGAAGCCGGACGAGGAGGCAACGGATGGATTCGAGAAAATCCGGTATGTGCGGCGGATGCAGGGGTGGCCGGAATATCTGATTGAGAAGCAGATTCGAGCGCTGAGGGCGGCGAGCGATGGCAGCAAAAAACGAACATGATTTTGCCGGCGGCATGATGGAATCGTATCTGTCATCGCTCATGGCTCGCTTGCAGGCGGGCAAGGAGCCGGTTGTTCGGGGGGCGCTGGAAAACAAAATCGAAGCTGCTTTTAAGCAAGGGCTTGCTAAAAGCATGGATGATTTTAAGCGCATAGCCGAGCAACATTTCAAAGAGTTGGCATCACGCAGGCAACCCCAGAATCC